GACGGTTCCGGTTGAGGAGTTGAAAGAGCAGGTCGACATCTTTATTGATGAAGTGGCCTCACACTCAACTTTTCATGTTCTTGCATCATCTGTGTACGATATGGTTACTGAGCAGAAATTTGATGACATTCAAATCGATGGTAGTTCAGCTTCGGGTTACCCATTTAGACAGGGTAGCAAGAAGGCTGAAGATCGTATAGAAGCTACAAATGTAGCCATGAGTTTGATGCAGGATGAATGTCAGTTCAGAGATTATATAAACGATCATGTCTGGTATACAACTGGACGAGCTCGTATTCAGAAGGCTGGTGCGGAACCAGCTAGTAGAATTATTATATATGCCGGTTACACTTATTTGTTGATTGCTATGTTAGCTATTCAGCCGTGGTGTCGTTTTATGAACCGCACGTTTGATTGGTGTGGTATTGGTTTTTCCTGGATGCATGGCGGTGCTGGAAAACTAGCCACATACATGAAGGCGGACAGGGGGTATGCGCCTATCGGTTTTCGTTACGTTTCTTTAGATGTAAGCGGATGGGACACTAAGCTTCATCATGATATTATGATGTTGCTCCATAGATTTTATCACGGTTTATTGATAAAGATTGGAGTTCCTTCTGCTTACCGCAAGATGCTTGAGACTATAATTATAAGTATGGTAGAAGCTTCAGTTCTTATGCCTTTGGGTCATTGTTTTAAATTGATTCAAGGTATGAAGAGTGGTTGGGCCGCTACGGGCAATGATAACACTTTGTTGCATGAAATGATTTTTCGTTGTATTATGCGTCGATTAGGTTACATGTTACATATATTGTACGGCGATGATAACCTTATGTTAGTTCCTGACGCCATTACTGATGATATGTTAGTTGCTGAATATACAAGGTTTGGTTTGAAGATTAAGATTATTCATTCATCGAGATATTTGGGTGATGTTGATTTTCTTTCAAAGCATATTCATTTCAAAGACGGATATTATTATGTTTTTCGAGCCTCTGTGGAGACGCATGCTCGTATTTTAATGCCTGAAGAGATGGATCCTAGACGGCGGGATCGTCCTGATCCTGTTATAGCTGCTGAACGTATTCTTGGTCATTTGTTGGACAATCCATTTAATGAGGACGTAAGGAATGTTTGTTATGAGCTGTTAGGAAAGATCAAGAGGGATT